ACCATATGAAACTGAATCAGTTCTGACTTTTCAATCGCCGTTGGCATTGTAAAATCATAAGGGAATCCTCCCGGCATATCATCAATACCTTCTGGAAGTTCACTCATCATCCTCTGCTGTATTTCCTCCGGCTCGCTATAACCCACGAATTCCGGTGGCGTAAATTCTTTACTCCATGCATTCACTCATTTCACCTCCTCGCTATATAGAAACTTTAAACTCGTCAATATCCACGCCTTTAACAACGAACGAAACACTTACAGCATCACCATTCCAAACAAATTCAA